AAAAGCCTACCAGGAACTTTGTTAAATATATTAAAATATAAAAATATTTAATATTTAATATTTTTTATAATTTAACAAAGTTTCTGGCAAGCTTTTTTATGTTCTGCACAGTATTTTTTTGGCAGGCTTTTTGCTAAAAAGCCTATAGAATGGAATTCTTCCTCCCAGGTGTTTTACTATTTTTAGTAGCAGTGACAATTGTATTTTTAGTAGCACCAAATATTACACCCTTTATTACTGCACTTCTTTCTATTGTTTTTCTGTTATTTGGTGTATATACTCATTCTAAAATGTTTGCATCAGAGTACCGTTTAAGTACATGGCAAGAAGGTTTGAAAATTTATGCTCCGGCTGTAATGATTATTGCCATAGTTTTGTTTATTCTCTATAGCATTACAGCACTTTTTACAGGTATTAATGTCCCTGTACCATCTATGCCAAATATTGAATTACCATCTGCAAATTCTGTAACAAATTCTATGATGAATGCATATAATAGTGTTGCAAATTCTGTATCAAATGCCACAAATTCTATAAAGAATTCTGTATCAAATGTAGCAGAAACTGTAGGAAATGCAAATAAAGGAAATGGAAATTTAAATAAGAAGCCAAATATTTCACGTAGTTTTGTGGAGACTATTTAGGGAACTTTTAACAAAAGTTCGGCAAAACTTAACTTTAAGGAACTTTTAACAAAAGTTCGGCAAAACTTAACCTTAAGGAACTTTTAACAAAAGTTCGGCAAAACTTAACCTTAAGGAACTTTTAACAAAAGTTCGGCAAAACTTAGACTACCAAAAACTAAAAGCCTCTAATTAGAAGAATGGTTCGTAAGACCAGAAAACATAATAAATCAGAAGTACATACAATCCCACAGTTACGGCGTTTATTTGAAAATATTGAACACTTTATAGATTCGCGAATAGAAAAACGCCAATCCAAGGATGTGATCAGCAAAGAATTACGAAAAGAATGGAGGCGTATGTTTATGAAAGAAATAGATAAACAATCTGCAGATGCATTAATTGAAAATCATATGAAATCCAAGGTACGTCATACTCTTAAAAATAGCAAGAGAGTAAAAGGAGGATTTCAAGAACCACTCGCAGGTGCTCCATTAGAGTATTCTACTCGCCCAGGAATCTATCTAGCTCCTAATTCCATTCCTGTAGATGGTCAACTCCCAATATCTGGTGCTGGCTATAGTTCAAGTGGCTATGGAAATTATGTAGATTATATCAATAGTGGTTTCTGGAACCCAGAAGATGCACGATCCTATGATCCAGTACAAGGTCAACAACCTTTTCCTCAGCCATTTGCTTCTACAGGATCTAATTTAGTTGGAGGCAAACGTAAATCTAAACGAAGAGTACGTGGTGGAAATGCACTTTTAACGCAAGCATTTGCACGACCCTTTGGATCTGATGCACCTGCAGGTATTCCTCAAGATATGCAAGATATATGGTATGGAAAACCAGTAGGAGCATCACCAGATCAAGTACAACGTCCTATCAATGAAATCCATTCTATGTATCGCCCGCCAACTATTCTGTAATTTTTTGGTTGAATACCTTTGGTTAAATACCTTTGGTTGAATACCTTTAGAAAACTGTTTTCTATGTATGATGTTTCAACACTATACATAGAAATCACAACAAACACAACAAACACAACAAACACAACAAACACAATATAAGAGTCTTTTCTGAAGAGCATATAGATGGCCAATTTAGATCCCGCCAAAAATCCCATAAATCTGTCAAAAGAGATATCAAGACACTTAATTGACAAGTATTTTCGTACTGTTTTATATCCCTATACAAAACACCATATTGATTCCTATGACAATTTCTTAAAACAGGATTTAATCGGCATTATCAAATCTCAGAATCCTGTTCTTATCTTAAAAGATTTAATTGAAGAGAAGGACACTAAGTATAGATATAGAGTGGAAATATACATTGGCGGTGAATCAGGGGATGCTATTGAAATTGGTACCCCGACGCTTTCCCTTCAAAATACAGAAGAAGTCCGCATTTTATATCCAAATGAAGCACGTCTACGAAATCTGTCTTACACCTCTACTGTATATGCAGACATTGCTGTCAAAATTAAATATACAGATTATGTCTATAATAATGCTACCAGAAAGACAGAATTACAAGAATTAGATATTTCTCCATCCAATCTGTTTTTGCGACAGCCTCTGTTCAATATGCCTATTATGATTCATAGTAGTTATTGTATTCTTCACAATAAACCAAAAGAATTTCTTAAACAAGTAGGAGAATGTCCTTATGATAATGGTGGCTATTTCATCATAGACGGAGCAGAAAAAGTACTTATTACTCGGCAGGAGCAGGCGTTTAATACGCTGTATATTACGCCCCAGAATGATCCCAAAGTAAGTGTATTTGCATCTATTCAATGTTTATCGGCAGAATCGCGACAAGTAAAACGTGTAGCATTTGCACTTATGAAATATAGTAAAAATGTATCCAAAAATGTCATTACACATGAAACAATTACAGTATCCATTCCCTTTGTGAGAAAACCCGTTCCTCTGTTTGTACTCTTTCGCGCGCTTGGATTTCAATCTGATATGGAAATCATGCAACTCATTTTTCCCGATTTTGACAGTTCAGAAGCACGTCTACTTATGCCCAAACTGCAACCCTCTATTATTGATGCATTTCCATTTCTGTCAACGTATACTGCAATACAATTCATCAAAACACTCACAAAAGGTTTCAGTGAAGCCCATGTACTTGATATTTTACGCAATCAGTTCTTTATTCATATGCCGAATGATTCCATGTCACAAGCAATCTTTTTAGGAGAATGCGTACGTAAAATCTTACGTGTCAGCGAAGAATATGATAATAAAACAGATCGCGATGATACACGTAATCAACGCTGTCTCACAAGTGGGTTTCTGATTCAAGAGCTCTTTAATAATTCCTATAAACTATGGACCAAAGCATTTCGTCTCGCCATTGATAAAGAATACAATTATCACCCTTTATTGTATGCAGGCCAAGATTTCAAGAATATTTTTTCACCAGGCAATGAAGCAAAAATATTCATTCCTGAAATGTTACGTGACATGATTATGAAGGGATTTAAAGGAAAATGGGGAACAGGACTCGGTGAAGAGAAAGCAGGTGTCCTACAGGCATTGTCACGATTATCCTATACTGATTTTATGTCGCATTGTCGTCGTGTCATTCTGGATTTTGATACAAGTATGAAACTGACAGGTCCGCGTAAATTGCACACGACACAATATGGATATTTCTGTACATCAGAGACACCCACAGGTGGTTCAATTGGTATTACGAAAAATCTCAGTATTATGACTGCAATTTCTATTTCTACCAAATTACCAGAATTTATTGCATGGCTTCATACAAAAGGACGTGTATATAAACCAGCCGATATTACACTAGAAGAACGAATTGCATTTATTCATGTATACAATAATGGCGGTCTTATCGGATATTCAGAACAACCTTATGAGCTCACGGGAGTGATTAAACTATTTAAACGTACTGGATGCTTACCCTATTCCACTAGTGTTGTGTTTTCCATTCGTGACCGTGCCATTTATATCTATATGGATGCTGGACGACCGATGCGACCACTCATCTGGTTAGAAACAGGAAAAACCGATGTAAAAGATAAATTTGCCAAACAATTTGCTAAAATAAAACAGTTTCCAACATGGAGAGATCTTGTATGTGGTACACTTGAATTACGTAGAGCTGCAAATTTAGATACGACTGAATTTGTTGATCCATATGAATCAAATGCCAATGCTACTCTAGAACAATATATTGTACAGTTGGAACCGCATGCAGGAGTCATTGAATACGTTGATCCCTATGAACAGAATGAAACCTATATTGCAAACTATACGTATGATATGCGTCCTGAAACGACGCATATTGAAGTCCATCCGTCTACCATTATGAGTATGATGACGTCTATGATTCCATTTGCACATCATAATCAATCCCCACGTAATCAGTTGTCATGTTCACAGTCCAAACAGGGTGTTTCTATTTATGCTACTAACTGGCGAAATCGGTTTGATAACACGGCGCATATTCTGTGCTATGGAGAAATGCCGTTGGTTCGTACAATGTATAATAATTATTTGGGAGAAGGTAATATGGTATATGGTATGAATTGTATTCTGGCTATTGCATGTTGGTCAGGATACAATCAGGAAGACGGTATTGTGATGAATTATGATGCAGTTCAGCGTGGTATGTTTCGTACGATTTCATACCGTTCCTATGAAGCATTTGAAGAGGATGATAAAAAAACAGAAACAATTGTTCGGTTTAACAATCCGATGAATGTAGCAAATTGGAAAGATCTTCGTCCTGGTATGGATTATTCTAAATTAGATGATAACGGAATCATTCGTGAAGGGGAGTTTGTTGATGAGAACACCGTTATTGTAGGAGGATATATGACAACAAAAGACGGTAAGATCAAAGATGCATCTACTGCACCGCAAGTATGGACAAGGGGGCGCGTTGAGAAAGTGGCTGTTATGGTCAGTAATGCGGGTCTGCGTCTCGTAAAAATCAGGGTTGTACAGGATCGTATTCCTGAATTGGGTGATAAATTCTGCTTATCACCTGATCATGAAGTTCTCACAAAACGGGGCTGGGTGGCCATTGCTGATGTACGATTAGATGATCTAGTGGCACAACGTGTAGATGCACTAGAATGGGTACATCCCACTGAATTGATTCAAATGGAGTATGAAGGGACGATGTATGAAGTCACATGTGAATCAGGTGATAGTCTTCTGGTTAGCCCTGAACACAAACTGTTTGGCATGTTAAAACAGTTTGAAACATATAACACATTTTTAGAACAAGTAAAAGATGTATTCAATGCAAATAGGACACATTATCATATCAACGAGAATAATAAGTTAGATCGTATCACGAATATAGTAAAACATGAGTCCAATCCTGCAGGTAAAATCTATTGTTTAACGGTTCCATCCCATGTCTTTATGGTTCGTCGTGTAGGAGCAAAGCATGGTGTTTGGACGGGTAATTCAAATCGCCATGGACAGAAGGGGACGATTGGTGCGTTGTTACGAGGATATGACATGCCGCGTACAGAGTCAGGAATTATTCCTGATATGATTATGAATCCGCATGCTATTCCGTCACGTATGACCATTGCACAGAATTTAGAACAGTTATTGGGTAAAGCAGGACTTCAGTCAGGAGCATTTGGTGATGGAACATCATTTATGAACAGTGAATCGCCTCAAGAGGAGATTGGATCAATCTTAGAAGCGCGAGGATTTGAAAAGTATGGTAATGAAGTGATGTATAATGGAGCTACTGGTGAGCAAATCAATGCATCTATTTTTATTGGACCTGTCTATGGTATGCGGTTGAAGCATATGGTGGAAGATAAATGGCAAGCACGTGGCAAGGGACGCAAGGAGGTACGAACTCATCAGCCGACAGCGGGTCGTGGAGCACAGGGTGGTCTTAAAATTGGTGAAATGGACCGCGATGCAATTGTAGGACATGCTACTGCGGCCTTTTTCAAGGAGGCATTTATGGAACGATCTGATGGTGTCAAGATGCCGATCTGTATTTCATGTGGTACTGTTCCTATTTTTAATCCTAAATTAAATATTGCAATGTGTTCAATGTGCGATGGCCCTGTTCAATATGTGGGAGATACTGTGAATAATATGGAGTTATTACCGTCACTTGGTCGTCCAAAATCAACCATTGTAGAAGTGGAAATGCCTTATGCAACGAAATTATTGGCACAGGAGCAAGAAACATTTTTGAACATGTCTATGCGATTTATTACGACACGTGGTGTAGAATGTTTGAGACCATTGACTAAACTCTATCCGATTGAAGAGGTGAACGAGGTAGAGTTGAAGGTACGTGAATTTGATCAAATTGTTGCACCACCTTATGTAGAGACGAGTCCATTAACGAAATTAACAGCAGAAGAACTTATCTCATTGCAGGAATCAGTGAAGGAATTATCGGAGCAACCTGTTGTCAATGTGGATGAGGAATTGAGAGATGACGAGTTTGAAGGAGAAGCAGAAGCAGTTCCTCAGAATATTGTATTAAATATTTCAGGAATGGGTGATGCAGTACCTAATGCAGTACCAAACATACCTCAAACAAATCAATTTCCTTTGCCAGGACAAGGACAACTTAATGTTAATGTTATACCTTCTATGCAACCAATGCAACAAATGCAACAAATGCAACCGATGCAACAGATGCAACCGATGCAACAAATGCAACAAATGCAACCGATGCAACAAATGCAACCAATGCAACAAGGTCAGCAAGGTGGATCATATGATAACATCGTATCACCTGTACCAGGAGGTACAGCCATTATTGCAGTAGATACGAGTGAACAAGCCATGCAGAATGACGGCATTGATACAGGTGGTCGTGTAGTACGTAGACGATTTCAAGGACAGAGCCAAATGGGCCAAAGCCAAAGCCAAAGCCAAATAGGACAAAATCAAGGGTTTAATCCACCTAGCCAAAATTCAATTGGAATGTTGACGGTTACAAAATTGGAATAAAAGAGTTATACCAAATAACCCAATAAAAATTGATATAAATAATGTATAAGATGTAATAGCAGAAACCATGGACAATAATTTCGTATTCATTGATGCAATTTATCGCAGCCGCATGACACTGCTAGATATCTTAGGAGATCGCGGTTATGACGTTGAAAAGTATCGTAAATTTTCTCCGGATGAAGCAACCGCTGCAGTAGCTCATTATGCAGGTCTAAGTTTCAAAGTAACAAAACCAGATTCAGATCAAGTATGTGATGTACGATATGCAGCCATTACTCGCCAGTCACTTGATACATTCTTTGAATATATCTCTCCAGAGGATTCTCCAAAAACAGAAGTAATTGTGATGATGCAAACTCCCATTGCAGATGCACATCATGCATGCGCTTTAAAACAATACGTCAAATATACGGACGCCGTGGATGAGAATGGTGCTAAACTGCGACGACGATTGCGTGTATCCTTCTTTAATATTTATACAATTGTTGTGAATCCACTGAGACATGTCCTGGTTCCAAAGCATGAAATTGTTCCAGAGGCGGAACATAAACAGTTAATGGATTCTATGTATATTGTATCCAAATCAAAATTTCCCGAGATTAAGTTTCATGTTGATCCAATTACACGATGCATTGGTGCAGTACCAGGAGATATTATTAAGATTACACGACCTAGTGCATCATCTGGTGTAGCAATTATATATCGTGTATGCATTGCATAATGGTATAATTGTCC